CATCTACCTATTTAGGACGATGGGCAAACAGCAAAAATGGTGGAGATGATGCCATGTGGCAAGTTAACTTTAATTTAGCAAATACATTAAATAATATTACTATTGGAAATTCTGGAGAATCTGAAGGATTTCCAAAACACGTTATAATGCCTTATTACCTGAGAGTTTTAAATATTTAATATTCTTAAATAATATGGCATAATTATATGCTTTGGATAAGCTTCTTTTCCACCTGTATTCACGCCTGTAGATTCAATTTTAATATCATGATCATGGTCGCCATTAAATTGTATAACTTCACGAGTATCACTTTGATGAGCGCATTCGCCAGCCCATATACCAGTTCCAGAAAATACACCAGTTGTTCGACCCCAACTGCCCCCAACCTGATTTCCCGCAATGAAAGTTCCTCGAAGTTGTGTAGTTCCAGTCTTATTTCCAGTGGCCAAATTATGGTTATGGAGCTTATTCTGATCGTTAAAGAAAGAACCAGCATTTTCTCCACCACGACCAAAATCTAATATAAATGGAGTTCTAAAAGTTGTACTGTCATCACCAGTTGAAAAATAGCCAACAGAAGTTTTATTTAATGTTAACATTTTTTGCCATTCAACTTCAGAAGTTAAAGGATAATATTTTTGAACAAAATCCCACAATTCTGGATATTCTGATCTATTTAATACATGACTTTGTGTCATTTTTAAGTATCCTGGAGGAGCGCTATTCCATAATTGCTGTTTAATCGTTCCTATTGGTGTAGTATCTGCAGATACTTGAATTGGTTGTTCTTCCCAAATAATATCATTATCTGTTATCGTTCTGGAACCTTCTTGTCCACTTGCTTCCGACCATGTTGGTTCATTACTTCCACTTGTACCAGCATTTTTAGATACTAATTTAGTATGCAATCCAAAAGGATAAAGTAACACAGAATTTTTAGGATATGGTGTATTCGGTTGCCAAGAAAATCTTTTTAAAAATTCTGCATGCTGTTGCAATGTATTTTCCCAACCATTAACATTTTCAGCCATTACAATGTCGTTATCTGTGTCATGCCATAAATGAGCGATATAATCAGTAATTTTCATAACAATATTATTAGCCATTTGTTCCAACCTCCCGAATATTAATTCGATGTTCAATCATAGTATCTGAAGCAATGGGAATATAAACAGGGTCATTAGAAAGAATTAAATCTTCACCATCTAAAAATTTAATATTAGTAATTAATTTTATTTCTTCCCAATTTTCAATATTATATTGGATTCTTAAATACCCACCAGTAATAATTTTTTGAACGAAATTTGTTATCTTATAAGTATCATTTATAAGAACTGCATGTATTTCTTCCCCTGTAAACGTTTTTAATTTATTAAGCATTAATGGAGTCAAGGATTGCACCTCCTCAGATTTTAATTTTGCTAATTCTTGAACACTTATAATAGGTTTTTGACCTACTTTCCATTTACCACCTAAAATATAATTCCACCACCATTTTTGTTGATAAATTTCTTCGCCAACTTCAATCGTATTTGGAATAAATGGAACATTGATAAATACAATGTTTGCAGGTTTTATTTTATTTATAGTAGCAATACTTTCCTTATAAATAAAAGAATTAGAAACATTACTTTTAATGTATAAGGTATAATTCGGATAATCCATTTCTATTTCATAATTATTTTTTCCAAATAAAGAGTCTAATTTTTGACGAAGATAAATCATTGTATAATAGGATAATGTTTGTATCCTATTTAATAATCTAAATCTTCTTTCTTCCAATGTTTCTGTTTCCGGATCTGCAACTATTTGGAATAATTGTTCATAAGCATAAATACCATCTTCATCTGCGTATGCAATAAATTGATTATTTTTTGCTTTATTTAATAACAAGTATAAGTTATTCCAAATATCATTTTCAACTTTAATTAATTCATCTGTTTCTAAAATACCTTCATAATAACGAGGAAAATAACGACCAATTCTAGTTCTGTATAAACCATACCTATTGTTCATCTAGACTCACCGTACCTAATACAGGAATTTCTTGTAATGAGCTCGTTTCCGTTAATTTAATATCTGTGTCTGTTTCATTTAACTTTAATTCATAGGCACTAGATACACCTTTAACATTTAGAATAGCAAAATTAATTCTACCTAAATAAACAGTTACAGAATAATTATTTTCATCGTCACTATTTTCCCAAGCTTCTCTTAAAGACAAAAGATAATTTTCTAAAGCAGCTTTAATATCAGGCATCAAAGTTTCTAATTTATATCCGGGCAATAAAGTGATTTTTCCAGACACATTAATTGTTCTAGGTAATGGAGTGCTTACTGTTACTTTATGCCCAATGGGAGCAATACCTAACCCTAAACCAGTTTCCCCGCCAGAATTTTCCGGATCGAATTTTTCTAAAATAGTTTGACAAAATTCTGAAGAACAAGAATTGTAATCTGTATCAATAATACTTAACTTTACAGTTCCTCCGCCTGCCCATACAGGATAAACTTGAACGCCACCAATGCCCGGAATTTCTTTAGCCCATTGCCGATACTGTGCAATATTACCGCCAAAGGCTGTTTTCATTAAATTAGCTAAAAATCTTTCTCTTAGAGAATCATCTGATTCTTCTTCTTCTCCTGGATAAAGTAAAGTAGTAATTTCAGCACTTGCCAACTTTTCAATATAATCATTAGGAACGATTCTACCTATATAACTATTTCCCACGCTGCCAACAGTATTGCATTGCATAATATAACTTCCGGGTACTACATCCCCATCTTCATTTGTATATACCTGCACTGCGGTATAATTTAAGATAGTATCTCCAACGGTTGAAAAAGATTGTCCAATAGAAATTTGACAAGGTTCATCCAGCTGTGTTTTAAATACTCCTAATTTTTTAGCGTAGGTTGCAGGATCCCGAGTTACACCCCCTTCTATCACACGCCCATCAAGCCATAATCCATTTGCAGTTTCGATATATGTTTGTTCGATAATATCAGCTAAATATAATATGTGTTTTGCGGCTTCGTAACAACATGGCGATAAAGCATCTCGAATAATCGAACCTTCTCGTTTATCAACATTATCTGGAACTTTGCTTAATGCTTCCGTTAAAATATAATCATAAGTATATTTTTGCAGATATTCGCTTAAAACATTCATTTTTTCACCTCCAAAGTTATTGGCAATACACCTGACTCAGTCTGTAAATCTAAAGTAATTGACATATAGTCAAGTCCTTCTTGCGTAAACTGTAAATTACTAATAGCGTAAATTCGAGAATCTGCTAATAAACAATCTTCCAAAGCTCTCTGTAAATCTGCTTGAATATAGTCAAAATCTTTACCGATATACTTTTCTAATTCAATTCCATAATTTTTAGAATAAATAACATAAGCATATCTTTCAGTATCAAAATTTTTCATTATTGCTTGTTCAATAGCGGGCTGTCCATCTGTTGTACCTATAATTCGTTTATTATAATTATCAACCTTATAGGTTCTTGTAACTTCATTTTGCCCTATTTGATTTACAATAATATTGCGATTTGTGGGTATCATGGTATTCCCTCCACCCTTTGCTGAATTAAAAATTTCTGTCCATTATTAAATCTGATTAAAATAACTCTGTCGCCGGGATTCAAGCCACGCCATAATTGTATCTCTGGAAGCTCTTCTGTAGTATTGTGCATACCATCATGAATAGCTTGATGTTTATGTTTTACTTGTCCTTTTTCCGGGAAAGGAATCTTAATTATTGTTTCCTTACATAAAGCTCCGACAACTAATTGATTTTCACCTAATGTCGTTCTCGAATCTAATTGTACACTTAAAGGAGAAACAGAAAGCACTGTTCCGTATACACAGTCAGACATATCGGAACTTTGAGCTCTCTGTTTTACCATTTTTCGCGTTATACTTAGAATCCGAACAACTCCAGAATCTTCCATATTAAACACCTACATCCAAACTATATTGACTTAAATTTAATTTAACTATGTGCTCATTATTTTTCCAAGTATGCGAACAATCTGTTGCAATATATTCCTGCATATTAACGAATCCAGCTTTAGTTAAAGGGTCTAATTTAACGGTTAACCAATTTCCAGCTCTAAAAGAATAGGGTAAACCAACACATTCAACTCTTAAAGATTTTAATTCCCTATTTTTAACCTTTAAAAGAGCATCGCCTCTTTGTTTGATTTGATTTTCTGTTGCTGTTTTATCTACTTTTTCGTAATATTGCAATATGCCCCATTTACGCTGATTTTCATCATCCTGAGCCACATAAACTTTACGAACTCCTTCTTTCGTATTGTCTTGTACTAATTTTACACGATTATATGAATCCCTGTCAATGTTTTTCTTAAAATTGTAACCTGTAATATTTAAATCGTCTGAAATGTAGTAGTTTGTTTTTGTTGATAATAAACTGATTTGTTCTAATGTACCATAATTATCTCTCAGAATAAACCAATTTTGTATATTCACTAAAGCTTCATCATAGCCATAATTAATTATTGAATACAAGGATTTTCCATCATGAACTCGTGGAGAAACTTCCCATGAACAATCATCAACTATTTTGTAAGTAAATTTCCAGTCTTCACAAATAGCTTTAAAAATCTGAGTTGCTGTCTTTCCGGAAAAGACATAGGATTCTTTATTTTTTAAATAAAAAACTTGATCAACAGCTTCATAAGTAATAGTATCTTCAGAAGCTGTCATATTAACAACATATCCATAGAAAATTGGTATATCGTCAATTCTTAAATTAACTGTGGTTGCAAATTCTAAAATTAATTCAATATTATTAGGTACGGAGAATCTTAATTTTCCAACCAGGCTGTTCTAGCAATGTCGTTGTCCAAGATATATCAAAGACAACTTGAGAAATTTCAAAAACTTTAGTATTCGGAAGTTGTACAGCTAATAAAATATTCATTACAGTATACCCGATATTTTATTTACCGCTGTTTCGGATACCCAACCAATCCAACGATCTTCATTATCAGTTATATGGATTGCTCCATTATTATCGAAATCTAAAAGATTTACGTAACAGCCAGTTTTATTCTTAACATACCTATCTACAAATTGCATAGCTGGATCTTTATAAATTGTACCTGTTACACTTACTTCATTCCCCATTGTTAAAGCTTCGGATTCGTCTGTTCTTAATCCACCAGTATCAACAGTTATTGTACCATCTTCATCAACAGTAGCGTTATTAACTGCATAAATCTGATAAACTTTAAATTCGATATCATAATATGGATCTGGATCTGCTTCCTTCCAATCATAATCGAATTTTTCAATAGATACAAGCTTATTAAATCCAACAGCAAGTCCAGTAATAATTAACCTTACAGGTTCTTTGCTATCTCTAATCTTACTAAATAAACTTACATAAAATGAAGGTTCATGAAATTGTGCTTTATTTTGCCTATCTAAAATTTGCTTAATTAATGCAGTATAAAAAGTTTGTTCTGAATTGCCTGTTAGCACATATGGATAATTCTGTGTTTCTATTGTTGGGAAAAAACAACTAAATCCAATCGTGCTTAATTTAGGATTTTTTAAAACATTTATTTCTCCTAATGATACAATAGGATAAGTTTTGTTATTTCCTGGAGTAGCAATTTTTAAGTCCGAAGGATTTACAGGAATTTGCACTGTATCTCCTTTATACACAATAAATATCTTTACATCGCCTCTAGCCCTACTTATAGAATCCGAATTTGGAGAAAGGCTCTCAAGAAGTGTGGTAGTATCACTTATTTTTCCGGATTGTGCAACCATTTTATCCTACTCCTCTCCAACACTTAAATTATAGGCATTTTCAAACATATCCGCCAAATCATCTGCAATTTGCCCCACATCTGCATTTTGATGTACATCTCCAAACACAACTCGCATAATTGGACGCATTGTAGTATACCTATTCACAAATTCTATTGCCTGAGATTCTTTAATCCACTTAATACTATCTTCATCAAGACTAATTTTACCACCTTTAACATTTTTTACTTCGCCAACAGTATCAAGATCTGTAATAGGTTTAGCTTTAACTCCACCAGTAGCTCCAATACCATTTGGATTAAATGTATTTTTCATGGTATTTAAAAAACTGTCTATTTTAGTATTAGTATCTTTAGCAAAATTAATTCCCCAATCATAACCTGATTTATAACTAGCCCCTACATCTTCCATCGCAAACATACTTACATAACCAATTTTTTCTTTACCTAATTTATCTAAAACAAAATTCATTCCTCGAAGAATTATGTTATTAAATAGTAAGATAAAATAATCGGCAACCATTTTTACTAAATTCATAAAAGCTGTTTTCATTGCATTAATACCACCCATAATAACTCCGAAAGCTTCCGGAAAAGCTAAAAATAATTTCATTAACATTCCGACGGCGGCTACTACGAGCAATACTTGCCAATTCATAGCAATAAAACTTAATGCCAATGCGGCGGCTCCAGGAAGCGCTGCTGCAATATTACGAACTAATATAACAAGAGAAACGCCTGCAATATAGCCTAAAATTCCAGCTAATATATCAAAATTTTCTACAAGTGTTTGAATCATTCCTACGCCACTGGTACTAATGCCAGTAAATACTTCATCCATACCAATTAGCAGGCTATTTCCAGCCATCGTCATAGCTTGACCGAATGTTATAGGAAGTTCATTAAATTTATTTTCAATTTCTGTAGCTTTTTGAAAAACTGCATTCTTAATTACTTCAGCAGTTATTTCCCCATTTTTTTGTGCTTCTTTAAAAGCTGCATCATCAAGTCCCATATAATTTTGTATAGCTTTTTTAATTAAAGGAGCAGATTCGCGAATAGTACGCATTTCATCGCCTTGCAATCTTCCAGAGGCCATAGCTTGTGTGAGTTGATACATGGCCGCTTTTTGTTCTTGTGGTGTACTACCACCAACAAGGAAAGCCTTATTTACTAACTCAGTAAAAGCTATTAATTCATTGTTATTTGCAAAAGCGTGTCCTGCAAGAATACCCATACGACCAATAACTCGGCTTGTAGCTAAATAGTCAGCTCTTGATCTTTGTGCAGAATCATAAATATCTCTGGATAGTTGATCTTGTGTTCTTAAACCATCATTAATAATATTTAATCTCGCTGCATTTAACATTAAGGCATCGCCTATATCTGTTACACGTCCAATTTCTGAAATGGTACTTTTCAACAAATACACACCAGCTAATAATTCTGTTAAAGGATTCATTGCATTTGAAAATACGTTTCCAATAGGATTTTCATCTTTAAAGCCAAGCCCCTTAATTAAATTCTGAGAACGATTAACATCAGAATTAAAATCTTTAAGTAAAGCATTAGCTTTTGATATATCCCGCGAAGCTGCTTTAAATAGACTCGCTTCGCCCGGCGTTTGATTTAATGCCGTTAAAGTAAGACGAAGCGAGGCTAAAACCTTATTTAGCACAGGGGACATTTGATCGTTTAAATATAATGTATTCCTGACTTCCATAGGCTAACCTCGCTATCTTTTATGTTTTCGTTTTCTTTTGTAATTCAGCATCTTGTTTAGCGGCGATTTCAATAAATGCCAGCACACAGGCTTTTTCTGAAATTGGCAAATTTAGATATTCAGAAGGCTTCCAATGAAGTCTTCTGAAACACCAAAATGCTGCCACCGTATCGGAATCTCCTTCTTTAAAGAGCTGTTTTACTTTTTTGCTGTGTCAACAGCCTCTTCACCATAGCCAGAATGTTGCATGATTTTATTTGCAATAAATTCAATCTCGCCGGGTTTAAATTTAGCTTTAATAAATTCCGTTGGAACTGTAATACCACCTAAAACAGCCGGGTCACGGAAATTAGGGTTTACACAGCCAATAGCCATTAAGCTACTGGATAATGCCATATTATCAACTGTTGGTTCACCTTTTGCATTAATTTTAATTGCCCTAGCTCTAGCTTCTTGCCATTCATCGGCATCAATAGCTCTAATAGTAATTGTTATTCCTGCAAGCTCACCTTTTAAAGCAATTTCTTTTGTATCACGTATATCACGATTTCGAATAAGATCTAAAAGTTCCATTTAATACCCTCCAATTAAATTTCAGGATTAGGGCTTGAAAAGTAATCTAAATATTCAAAGTCGGAGAATGTGCAAGTCATAGACTCTTCCAAAACTTCGCTTTCAACATCTAATTTTGCCAAGACCCCTTCATCAATATTGCAGTAATAGAATGCAGACACCTGTTTTCCGATTGTGGTAGTTGGGTCATTATTCTTGATAGTAATAGTGAAATATAAATCTTTACCTGTTTTAGCGTATTCACGCATAAGTTTACGAAATACAGAAGAAACATAGTAAAGAGTAAATTCACCTTTACCAGACCAGCCAGAAGATTTATGTTGCGCCCCACGAAAACCAAGAGAACGAAATTCTTTCTTGCGTTTTGTGAAAGTCATTGTACAATCCTTAATCATAAACAATTCTGTAAGAACACCGTCAACAACCATAGTTGCCCAACCTTCTTGACCGGAAACGGCATCGCCAGCTCGTAAATAATCATACTCCTGTGACATTATTTAATCCTCCCTTCTTAACGACGAATAGTTACTGTCATATACAATTTTTCCATTGAATCAACAGGCTGTAAATACAATTCAACTACAACTTCGTCAAGGTTAGCACCTTGTCTGATTGTAATGTCTGTAGAGCCGTCAAAATTCTGAATAGCGCCCATTTTTTGAAGTTTATTTAAGTAATCAACGATATCAGCTTTAAATATTTCTCGACCATCATCATTATTATTCTGTTTACCTAAATAACTCTTTTCAAATAATAAACGAATATCATTATTAATTTGATCAATGGTACGAATTACTCTGTTTTTACTAAAAGAATAATCTTTTAGTGCAGTAAACGTATGCAATGTATTAATATCCTGTTCAACAACAACAACGCCATCTTGACGAGAAGAAAGAATAAATTTACCCCTTCTTAAAGCATCAATAATTTGTTCATGTGTCAATTGATTAATGATTTCTGTTGCATCTTCAAAAGCATAATAAGTTAAAGATTTATTAATTGCACACCCTGCACTCATCCCAGTTACACGAGCCACAAAGATAGGAACTGTAATCTCATACTGAGCGGATATATAACCTTGATTAAGAGTAGAAATAATGCCCTCTGTATCCGCATCAATATTATTTAAAACGGCCTGAACTTTCGTTCCGGTTGTTTCTCTCATATAACTGATAAAGGATTTTACTTGAGCGTGTATTTCAGTTGATGTTTCGAGTGGGATACCCATTGTATTCCATTTTGCAGTTTTCAGCAATTCAAAATAACGAGTATAATTAGAATTAACTACAGTTCCATTTGTGCCATCTTCCAATTCCCCGCCCGCATCAGCTGTTAAAGATGCTGAACTTGTACCACTAAAATCAACAAAATCATTATTTTCGATATCGCCTACAGTAGTCCCTGTCTGTGTATCCTTAACAATTCCATTAAAAGTAGTAATAACATCGAATGCAGACCCATTTTCAACCACGGAAACGGCAATTTTATTTCCGCCAACACCTGCATATTTCGCAGTAGCCGTAAGATTGTTTAAAATAAGTTTTGCTTTAGTGCCTCCAGTATCCATACGGAAAAGCAAAACTTTAGAACAATCTGTCAAAACTTGCTGATATATTAAAGATTCTTCATCCATAATATTACAGCCAATAATACTTTCACAGGAGCCATCTAAAAGTTGTTCTGGAGTTAAACTAATTAATACATCATTAGCGCCAAAGTTCATTTGAATTGGTAATGTAGCAATTCCACGATCGCCTACCATATTCAAAGGCTGAGATGCGCTTTGAAAATTAATATAAGCACCCGGACGAACTTTATTCATAGCTTCAAAAGTTCCACCTGCCATTATTCTTCATCCTCCATTCGTTGAATTTCCAAAACTTGCATTTTAGGTTCTTCAGGCAAAATAAGTTTTGCCTTAATTTTATAATTAACAAAGAACTGTAAGACATTTTCAATAATTTGATAATTCATCTTACTTGCCTTTGCTTTTCTTGTTACTACTTCATCGCCATCTTGTTTATCTGGAATGTCGATCATTCTTAGAATACCAAACAATTTTTCAGCCATATCACGATATTCACTATGCCTACCATAATCGGATTCTTCTAAATAATATTCGACTTTCATTCGATATGTTCTCCAAGCCGAAGCAGTCATCCCATTTTCTTGTGTTACATCAATTACAGATAATACGAAAAAGGGCTCTACTGCACCTTCCATTATCTTATTTTTAAAAATAGTTGGAATTATTGGTGGGTCTACAGAATCATTTTTTAACCGATTTGCAATATTTTTTGCCATTGCACTAATAATGAAATCGCCTTTAATTGGTATAATCATAATCCTTTTCCTTTATAAAATGCTTTAAATGCAGCTTCAAAGTTGGCTTTAATTGTATCATCATATCTATCAATCGCGATCCGGCACATATGAAAACCATTTACAAAAGGCTTTTTTATTACTATTCCTGATTTAGCTCCTTTTGTATAAACAAACTTCCCACCAACAAAAATTCCAGGAACAAATCTACCGACTTGTTGCCTATGCCCATCTTCCACATATGACGCATATTCTAGTGAATTGAAAATTTGAATATAATAACCTTTAGCAGTTTTAAAAACTTGAGTTAATTCCCAGCGATTTCTTAAATCCCCTGTCTTAACTGGAGTTAGTGCTTTTGTGTCAGCTAATACCTTCATGGCCTCTTTTAAAAGAAACTGACGACAAAATAAATCATAATCTTTTTCTAGGTTCTCAAAATTTTTTAAAAACTTGTCAAAATCTTTATGATCAAATTTTATAGACATTAGGCAAACTCCCTATTTACAAGAGCGAATTGCTGATGGGAAGTATGCTTTTCAGGTCTACCAGCATAATCTGTATATGTATCTAATACATTTCCATGATCGTCTAGTACATAAGCTTTAATCTTATCCCCTTTACGAATATCATAGGAAGGATCACAAAAAATTCCAATATGCTGATTTGTTGGGTTTATTAATAATGAATCTTCTTCCGGTAAATCTTGATAATTCAAACTAATTTTACAAGGAATTTTTGTATAAATAGGCTGAACGGATTGTTCATTTGATACAGTAAAGTCCTCCCCCATAGTTAAACCTAACCGATAAACTTCCATTCTGTCTTTATACATTAATGATTTAAAGAGTTTTCTTGTAAAACCAATTTTTATCACCATACTAACCTCCGAAATTTCTTCAGTTGGGATTCATAATCTAAAACAACAGTATCTAAATTAGCTTGATGACTTCTTAAATTCTTGTTATATATAGAGGTATCGCTACCACTTCCAAAGGTTATAGTAGTATCCCCTACTCTTATAGAGTTGATATTGCCTGTATTCACATCTGGCTCGGCTTCTTCCTCCTCACCTTCTACAGAAACAGTTGTTGCCTTTATAAACTCATCTTCATACCTAAATAAGTCAACTACCATATTCGCAAAAGTATAAGTTAATTCTTTAGGAATTTCATTAATATTACAATAATTTAAAATAGTCTGTTCTATTTCATCTACTGTTATTTTTAGTAAAGGCTCGGAGGGTGTATCCGCTCCGAGCTTTACTTTTACAATGTCCATAACTAAAGATTTATCAACGATTTTCATTCCGTTAATCTTCCAGATTTAGATTTTTTTCTTTTTGGAGTTGCAACAGGTTTTTCTTCCTGTTCTACTTGTTCTTCAAAAACAACAGCTCCAGATTTTTTCATTTCCGGAAGATCAGATTCATCGGCGATAATATCAGTATAGGGAGGATATACTTTACGATTATATTTTACAGTTATGGGAAACTGTACTTTAACCTTAGACATATTAGCCTCCTAAATTATTGAACTTTCATTATATAAATGTCATCCATTCTTTCGAAGGAAGGTAACATAATAGCATCTACAACAGTAAATACATTTACCGGATGCGGTTCTTTAACTGTGGTAATGGCAACACCATTAGCTACAACAGAAACAGAAGCGGAAGAATTACCGCTCATTAAATCATATTCTTCGGGAGTAGTACCAAACCAAGTATTACCTAAAGAATAACTCGGTAACAAAGTTACATATCCATCAGGATAGAATTTATGGTCAACACCTTGTTCATCTTTGAACATCTTATCATATGTAATGATTTCAAGTTGAGTTTCTTGACTTACAAAGGATTTAGCCTGCGCGCTAGAAACCAACATATTCGGAGCTGCTAATGGATTCATAAATTTCTTAATGGATTCAGAAGCCAACATATCTCGCAATGTTTTAGTTGTCATCAATGCACGGGTAAGAGTGACACCATATTGATCAGCCATTGTAGTTGTTGCGTCAAGTAAGTCACCAATCGGATCATTTACAGCTTTCTTTTCTTGAGTCCAAACACCATCACCAGTCAAAGTGATTTTATGGTCGAGAGCCCAATTGCCGTCAGGATCATAATTATATTGATAACTAATATCGCGACCAGTGCCTGCGGTTGCAGTAACAGAGATAGTACCATCTACCAACAAGCTCATACGCATACGTTCTGCTTGTACCAATGCACCATCTACAAGACGAGTAATATCGTCATATACACGTGCAATAGTAGGCTGTGCAAAAGGAATGCCTTTAGCCAACAGATTTTGAATATCCTGACGTTCTTTTTCACCAATACGAGTTGCTTCACGGAAGAACGGCATTTCCGTAGAAACTTCAGTAACACCAATACGATCTCTTAAAGTTGCTTTGGTATCAAAAGCAGACGGTTGCAATGCAACAGGAAGTTGATTACGACCTTTAATCCATGCAAGCTCAAGACCATTATTTTTATTATTAGGGAAAAATTGACTACCAATCATGGGATTTTTCATGGCTGTATTAACATCAGTCCAATAAGCTGCAATGGCTTTTGAATCAAAAATTTCAAAAATAGATTTCATTTCTATTATTCTCCTTTACTAATAATTAACCACCAACAGACGTATCCGTAGGTTGTAAAATGGTCAGGTCATTTTTTAAGAAATAAATCATTCTTAAATTTTTAAGTGCTGCATCTGATGGCTGAGTAGGTAAACGATCTGCTCGAATAAATCCATGTAAAACAATAGCCATGGAAGCATCACTTTCAGTTACATCATAATCTTGCAATACAACACCAATCGCTTTATTGTCATTAGACGGATAAATAGTACCCGCTTTAATAATAAAACGATCACCTTCTTTAACTACCATACCACCAGCCTCTGTGGCTTTTGCGGCCCTTCTTGCAATAGGTACATAGTGATCAGGCATTGCAAGAATATGCTTAGCAGAATCGTAAGCAATAGTTTTGTACTTCATTGTCATTTTTAATTTCCTCCTTCTGTCTGAATCCCAAGCATTTGAATTTTTTGTCTTGCTAAAGATTTACCAAAATCTTCACTTGTTGTAGGTTCTTTTTTACCAGCATCACTGTCCCTCGGTACATACCCATTAGGCTTTCCAGGATTATCCGCAGGTTTAAACAAGAAAGATTTATCTTTTTGCAAAGATTCAACCTGTTCTTTCAGTCCACTAACAACCTTGTCACCATCTAATTTAATTAGACTTAAATCGATTAACCCTTTTACAAGTTGCAAATCGTGCGGTTTATTTTCGCCAGCTAATAAGGCTAATTCAACTGCATTAACTTTGCGCAATTTTTCGAGCTGCTCTTTATACTCAGTTTCCTTCGTAGGAGCCTCGCCCTGAAGTTTTTCGATTTTGGCGGCAAGTTCAGCATTAGTACCTTCAAATTTTTTCAATTTTTCCAGTTCTATTTTATTGCTGTTGACTGTTGCAACAAGGTTTTCATTCTCTGCCTTTAGCACATCATAAGTCCCTTTAGGCACATATCCTTCCATAGCTGCATTATGCAGTTGTATTGCTTTTTCTGCTTGTTCTTCTGTTAAGCCAAAAGCAATCAAGGCTTCTTTTGTCATATCATTCGCTCCTTTTCATAAAAAATGTACTCGTAGATGATTCTACGAGTACATTATACAATATAAATTCTTAAAATTCAATATAAAAGTTCTTATTTATTTACATATTCTTTTAACCATTGTTTATAACTGATATTTTTATCAACTGTATAATAACTTTCTTCTTTAGCAATGCGTTGTGTATAAGATTGCCCATCTATAACTGGAACAGTTGTTGTTCTGCAATTTGGATGAAATGGTGGAAAATTTACCCCTCGTTCAGCTTTAGATACTTTAAAAATTCTACCGTCCATGCTTATACAAATTTCTGATGTTTTAAAATCCAAAGTTGCTAAAAGTTGATATTCTTTTATGCCAGCTTGTGTATAAGCTTGTAAAGCCGCCTGATTTGCTACATTATTCATTTCAGTTCTGACTAAAGTCATTGCTACACCTTGGCGTGTATTCATGGCGCTGGCAATTTTATCAGCAACATATCTAGATGGTTTTCCAGCTGCAAAAGCAAATTGCATTTCTTTTTTAAGATTATAAATTAGCATTTCTTTATTTTTCCAAAGACGATCACTAAAATCCTCTCCTAAATAATTTTGTGAGAGAACACTAATAACTAAATCTTTGGAAGGGGTAGTGAAGGACATGCCTACGCCCGAATAAGTCTGCACGTCATATAAAGTATGGTAATACATATCTTCATAGCCTTGTAGGTATATATTCGGTTGTTGATCTTCCTGTTTTAATAATAGCATTTCAATAGCATGCCTATATTCTGCGATTAATAATTCTAATCTGGATAATCTTGCACGATCTTGAAGTTCCTTTAAATTTTTAAGGTAACTTTGAGCATTTTTAGTATCATACTGTGAAGCCTGTTCAATATAATCTTGAATAATTTCTTTAAATTCTGATAATTCTTTACCGGATAATCTTTTTTTAGCCATTTCCAAAGAAATTTTATTTTCTTCTGCATATTTAGCATAAAAAAGCATTAATTCTTCCTGAAGCTCTTTAATTACTTTTTTATATTCTTTAGCTAATTCAAGATTATAATCAACTGCAATATCTTCCACAGCTTGCAAATTACGTTCTGCTCTTTGTTGCCAATAATCCTGATTACTCATTATTTCCTCCATAAGAAGCTCTTGTTAATTTTAACTGCATATCAAGTTCTTTTTGTTGTTCTTCTTCTTGTTCTTTTTCCAATAAACGAATCTCTTCTTTTGGATCAATAACCCATGGAT